CTCACCGCTTTTGGACTACCACACTCAAACACATCATGGAAACCTATTCTGAAGTGCAATTCACCCGGGTAATGCCAACTCCCAATTGGTGGGCACCAGATGCATGGAAAAGTTGTACAAACTACAGACAGATTTCTTATAAAGATTTCGTGCTGGAAATTGATCTATAATATTTTTTCAAGAGTTTTTATTTTTGATACAACCTTGCTGAATTTAAAAGTTCTCCAAACACCAGGATGCAGTGGCTTGGGATAATTCTCAAGCGGTACCCAGCAGTATCCATTGTGTTCTTCGTTTAGCGTTGGAATAAATTCGTCTGCAACAGGAATAAGAAAAGTATGATAGACAAAATTGTTGTCTTCGCTGGTAAACTTTTCTAGAGGGATTATCTTACTCGTTGAAACATCAATTTGTAATTCTTCTTGAGTTTCTCTTACAAGAGCCTGCGACACAGTCTCTCCTGACTCCACAGCACCACCAACCAGCCCCCAAGAATGCTTATGCTTTTTTTGAGTGCGAAGCAAAAATAGATATCTTTTAGATTTGGTGCTGTATATCAATGCACCACATGCTGTTAGAGTATTATTGTCCATTTACCTTCTCTATACAAACCTTCATAACTACGGATCCAGCTTTCGCCGTTCCAGTAGAACTGAACATTTGTATTTAAGTTGGTAACATAGTTGGCATCAATATTGTTTTGACTATCAAAACTCACACGCCAGCGAGTGCCGTCATATTCTATGATGTCATTGGCATTGGCATAAAATGCAACACCATTAGGACTCCATGCTTCCGCAAATGTTGTGTTGTTGATATTGTTGATTGGTTTTAGTATGAGAAATCTTGTGCCTGTGGCAACCTTGTAGTTGCCGGTATTACTGTCTATCAACAGTTGATTTACATTTACCTTCTGCGGATCTATGATTGCATTGACTGGATTCAGTGTGTTAGCCGGCAAGGTGTCTACAAAAGGTTCGTACAGCAACAGACTGTCGTCAACAGGATGAAATGCCACAGTTCCCACAATTTCAGTACCGTCGGGTTGTTGCAGTCTTATTTCGCTGGTGCCGTTTTTTAACACACCGTATAAACTGAGAAATCCACTCCAACTGTCCGGAGCACCAGATCTAGTTACTTCAAGTTCTGGATTGTTTAATTCTTCATTGTTACTGTCTGTGATCAAAATGGGATCTCTAGCAACCTCATCATATTTTAACAGTTGTAAAGTGTTTCCAGCGTATAGTATTCCGTAGCGCATGGGAACCCAGGATCTGCGAGTGAGCAGTAGTTCTGGATCGTTGATAGCTTCTTCGGGCACACTGGCATTGGTACTATCAAATATAGAACTGATTACTTTTTGTACCACTCCTAGCTTTTTCAGTTTGGCAGGAGGACTGATCCAAATGGGCAAATCAAAAGTCATGGTGGCAATGCTGATAGGATCTTCAGAGCCCACTGGCACTGTTCTACTGTCCCAGTTTACATCTGTAAGAGTAACCATACTCAAACTGGTCCAGTCTATATAGTTGTCTGTGCTTTGTATTTCAAGGCTGGGATTGAACAAGGTACAAAGCTGTTCAATCAGTTGTAGCTTTTGTTCTGTGTTACTGGTCCAAATATCCAGTTTAAGAGTGAGTCTATAGGGCACAGGCATGTGTCGTTCAACTGTGTAGCTTTCTCCTTGTTCACTGGTTGGCATGCCGGTATCCGGGTCAATGCGACGCTGTCTAATATGCAGTTTACTGATATGAAAAGGTTCCTGCATTCTTTCACGATCATACTGTAGTGCAGTGATGTAAACTGCCATAGCAGGCACTGTGCTCATGGCATTTTCACTCATGCCTTTGAGAATATGTGAAGCCTGTCTGCTGGCATCTCCGTAAAATACCGGAACAGTTTGTAGTGCCAACTGACCAGTAGCAGCACTAGTAGTACCAAAACGCACCTGGAAGTTACTGACCATTCTAATGAATTGCAGTAGGAATCTTCTTATTTGTTCATCGTAGAAAAATTGAACAGCCATTAGTTATCTGCCTTTGGAGTAAGAGCCTTGCTCAGGCTCACACGTTCTGATACCACATCTCCATTGGCGTTGGTCCAAGTGGTAGAGTTGTTTACAAAACTGGAACGCTGAGTCTTGTTGTTGACTGCACCTGGGGTAAGGTTGGTTCTTACAGAATCTTCAATCTTGACCCACTTTTTACCATTGTATCTAAATAGTCTGTTTGGCACAAAATCTAATCGTAAAAAATAGTCGCCGGATTTGGCACTAGTTGGAAACGCAATGCCCATGCTAACGTCGATGCCATTGGGGGCAGTACCGTCGCCAGTCATGTATCCTTGTACTTTTGATTCTGGTGCAGCATTGCCGCTGGATGCTTCTTGCGTGATAGCCTTTTTTAATGTTATGATTTCGCCACTGGCTATGGTGGTATTGGAACTTAGAATAATGCCACTGGTACCAACAATGCCTGTTACAGTTACTCCAGCGTTGGCAAAGATGTTTGCACTGGTCACTGTGGCGCCAACAATTGCAGCCTGTGCATTACCGACCAAGATTCTATTGGTATTAGCACGGGTGCTGGATGCAATAAGATTAACCACAGTTGAACCTGTGGTATCAATGTTGCCAGTGGCTATGTTTTGACCGTTTGGAGCAGTAAGCTGACCAAACACACCTCTAGTGACCACATACAGATTGGCATTGTTGTACCCGCTTTTTGGCAATTCAACTTCGGCTTGTGCAATCACAGTTTCGTTGATATCAAGATACTTTTGGTAGGTGCTGACCACATCGCTGATACTGGTGGCATTGGCATTGGCAGTAAATGGATCGCTGTCTGCTGCAATCTTGTCCAGTATGTCTTTGTATTCTTGACTGTCCACCAGTGGCTGAAGTTTCACACGCCACAGATGTGGATACCAGGTTGGCGAAAAACCTTCTGACGCCCAGTTGGCATCTGTTACCACATAGTATCGTCTGATCGCAAATGGTACACTTTGATCCAGTGCATGATAATCTTTTAGATGCAACAGCTCTAGCACATCGCCTGATATGATCTTGCGACCCACAGTTTCTACCATGTCATTTAAATGAAAGGTCATGAACTGAGTGCCTTGGGCTAGAAATATTCCAAACTGACTTAGATCAAAATCCTGGTCTTGTTTTTGATAGATACCACGTAGATTATAGATATCAGGGTCGTACTTGCGGTCGCGATTTTCTACAAACAGCAGATCCTGAATGTTCAGTTCGCTTTGACTAGCGTAGGCAGGTTTGGTAGCATCTGTGCCATCACCACCTTCAGTGCCTAGGTATTTGTGCAAATGGATGCCTGTGCCGCCCACAGTGAACATTTCGCTGATACGGCGATCCAAAAACTTGTAGTCACTACCCTTATTTTCACGCCAAAGGCTCAAACGTGGCATTTTTGCATCCTTATTGTGATATTTAGCTGTTTGATAGCAGCGTGAACAGGCTTGTTAGTACATTTGCACTACGGTTGACCAAATTGTAAAAATGCTATATAATTAGGTGTTTCAATTAGATAGGAGCATGTTATGACCACATACGCCAAGCCCAAACCAGTTGCAAAAAAAGCAACAAAAGCAACAAAAGGACAAAGCATAAAAGCGCCTCCAAAAAAGAAACCCACAGTGCGTAGGGCACACCTAGCAGACGAAAAGTACACAGGCACAGAACCGCAATGGGACACAGAACGTGCTTTGGCAATGAGCGATGCAGATTTTGATCATCACCTGCGCCGCAGTTTTTCTTATTATAACTATCACTATGTTGTAAAAGATCTAAAACCAGATTTGGTTAAATGGTTGCAAGAGCAGAAACTGTTTGAAGTGAGCAAAACTGACATCAGCAAGGTTATCAAGAGTCGTTGGGTTCCAATTACTGCTTGCAGTCTGATCGCTGCACACAATTGTGGTATGCCCTTGCGTGGCAGAATTCCAGAGTATCTTGAAACCATGGTGCGCGATGTTTGTGAAAAATATGACTACTATGACGAAGGTGACGACGAAGCACCAGTAGCAGTTGTTAAGGATGTGAAAGTTCCTACTATCCAAGATCGTTTGAATGAAAAAACCAGTGAACTTATTGGCGAATTAGAAGGACACTATGATGAAGTGTGTGCTGGTAAAACTGACTTTGACCATTACAAGTTCTTGACATCCAACAACGTGGTACAGGGGCAGTTGAACAAATATGAATCCCTATACATCACAAGAAAAGTTGAGCTTGATGCTGCCTACAATGGGCTTGATGCTGATTTAGTTGAAGGCTACAAACACTACAAAGCAGCAGATTGGAAACGTGTTTTTGCCTGGATCACTGGACTGCTTACTGCCATTGAACAGTATCGCGGGGTTAAGAAAGCATCCAAGAAAGCTCGGGTGAAAAAGACTCCTAGCAAAGAGAAACTGGTCAGCAAGATCAAGTATTGTAAGGACTTTCCTCAGTTAAAGATTGTGAGTATAAATCCTGCTGAAATTGTTGGAGCACAAGAGCTGTGGGTGTACAACACCAAAACACGTAAACTTGGAAAATACATTGCCAGTACCAGCGACGGACTTACAGTGAAAGGCACTAGTGTTGAAAACTTCACAGACAAAAGCATGAGCAAGACACTACGTAAACCTGAGCAACAGTTGCTGGAATTTAACAAGTCTACCAAGGTACAGTTACGCAAGTTCTTGGAAAATATCAAAGCCACAGAAACCTTGCTCAATGGACGTATCAACACAGACACTGTGCTATTGCGAGTAAACTAAGTCCGAGCCCTTGTTGCATAAATACTGCAACAGGGGTTTTTTATGGCCGTTTTAAAATCTGGACTCAATTCCAAGCAATCTTTAATCACTGATAGTCTGGGTGGACCTGGACCTATTGCTTTTGATGAAGCGCAATATGACAGTGTGGCAAAAAAACGCAAGGAAATTGAAGACTACGTGCGTTTTCGTTTGGGCGATGGCATGGTTGATGTTGAGTTGGATCCCGATCATTACAAAGTGGCCATTGATCGTGCGCTGCTAAGGTATCGCCAACGTGCAGGCAACGGTGAAGAAGAAAGCTACGCATTCTC